TTGGAAAGATGTTAAAACGGGTAAAGCATGTGGTCGTAAAAAAGGTGAAAAAAGGAGTACGCCTTATTGCCGTCCAAGTAAAAGGGTGTCTTCGAAAACTCCAAAAACTTCTTCGGAGATGACTTCTGCTGAAAAACGTAGTAGAATAAATCAAAAGAATCGGTTGGGACAACCAGCTGGTAAACCAAGGCGAGTAGCATCACTAAGAAAGAAAAGGAAAAAATAATGCCAGGGATATCACAAGTTAAGTACAAGCAACCTAGTACTAAGAGTATGAGAGATCAAGCAAACGAATTTGCAAGTATCAAAAAGAAAAAGAAAAACAAACAAGCGAATGAATTTGCAGGTCTTGGGTCTGGTTCAAAGTCAAAGCAAAAACAAGCAAATGAATTTGTAGGAATTAAGAAGAAGAAAACTACAAAACAAGCGAATGAATTTGCAGGTCTTGGAAATAAAACGAAGACAAAGACAGATACAAAGAAAACTAACAAGCCTAAAGTAGTCACACCTAAGATGATTAAAGATGCAGGTTTCACTACATTGAGAGACTATTTAAATGATAAAAGAGGTCTAACAAGAAAAGACGGTAAAAAACCTGTTAAAGTTGGTGATAAAAAAACAAAGGTAGTCAAAGCTCCTAAAGTTCCACCTAAAGCTCCGAATAGAGGTAAAAATAAATTAGTTTCTTCTTTGAAAATATCTAGGTCAGGTATCGATGGTGGTTCTTCTCAAGTTAATAAAGCTAAGAAAAAGATTGTGAAGAAAAATCCAATGTCTACAAAAACACCTAAGACGTTTAAAGGCACAAACATAACTCCTACTAAACTACAAAGAGATAGAATGCGTAAGAGAGCAATGGGGTCTACATAATAAATGGCAACATCAAATTCAAGAGATTTCGACTTAGATGTCGGTGAAATAATAGAAGAGGCTTATGAGCGTTGTGGTTTAGAATTAAGAACTGGCTACGATGCAAAAACTGCTAGACGTTCTATGAACCTTATGTTTGCTGATTGGGCAAACAGAGGACTGAATATGTGGACAGTTACACAAGACACTAAAACTATTACTTCTGGTACGGCATCTTATTCTTTCGATGCTACTCATGTCGATCTCTTGGAAGTTGTTTTAAGAAATAGTAGTGGTACTGATTTTACTTTAACTCAAATGAGTCGAAGTGAGTATCTAACTATTCCGAACAAGACGACTACTGGTCAACCAAGTCAATATTTTTTTGATAGACAAGTTACTCCTACAATAACTTTGTGGGCAACACCAAATGCTACATACACTCTTGTTTATTATTATGTAAGACGTATTCAAGATGCAGATGCTTTAATCAATACAACCGATGCTCCATTTAGATTTTTACCATGTGCTGTCGCAGGTCTTGCTTATTATCTAGCGATGAAAAGAGCACCAGACAGAGTTCAATTATTGAAATCTGTTTATGAAGAGGAGTTTCAACGAGCAGCAGCCGAGGATGCAAATAGCACTCCTTTAAAACTAACACCTAGTATGGCTTACTTGAGGTATTAATGTTTGGTCCTCCTCCAATTAATATAGTATTAGGCAAAAGACCAGAGTTGCGTAAAGAATTAAGACGCTTAGAAAAGGAACGTCAAAAAAAGAAGTTACTAAATAAGGGCATGATGGATATGATGCTTAAAAAGTATAATAAAGTTAAAAAAAATATGGGTGGTGTTATGAGAAAAAGAGGCGGCACCTTTAAAGGAACTTTCTAATGGCAAGATACGCAACAGGAAAAAAATCATGGGGATATTCAGATAGATCTGGCTTTCGTTATCGTTTGAGAGAAATGAAAACAGAATGGAATGGATTGAAAGTAGGACCTGATGAGTATGAAGCTAAACATCCACAGTTACAACCTAATCATCCTGGACCAGATCCGACAGCCTTGTATCAACCACGAGTTGACGGAAGGACAGAAGTGACCGTAGAGAATC